GTCAACCGGGTCAGCGAGCTGCTACCCTGGCGCATCACACTGCCAACTGAATAACACATCCCCGTCAATACGGTTCTCGCTGTACGCTTACCCATCAGGCGCTGGTTAATATCGGCGTTGTCAACTTCCTCTATATCGGCCAGTGGCACGAATACCCCGTTCGAATGGCGTGCTATCGCATTGGCAATGTGGTTTGATCCACCAGCACGCTGCAGAACCATTGCCCAGCCGAGAGGAAAAATCTGATCACCATCGGCGCGTAAACGGTTAAACAATGCATTTTCAGTAACGCCCAGCCACTCCGCTGCTTCCACGTAACCACCGTCCAAATCAGTGATCGTTTTTTTTATAGAGGCCACCAGCCATGCCGGCTGCTTATCCACTTTCCATTCAGGTTCATTCATTGTTCAATACCTCTGTTGGTGCCGAACCTTCCTTCGGATATTCTTGGTTTTCCACGACTAAGAACCGAAGGAGGTTCAACATGACTTTGCAATCTGCGTACGTTTCAATTAAAAATTCCCTCATGGCGAGTTATGCGAATACCTATCGGGAGGAAGTCGGGTATTGGCTACAGAACCTGATTGCCGCCCGTTCGATTCAACTCACCAGACTTTATGCGGTCACCCGCCAGTACAAAATTGAAAATCCAGAACTCAACCTGAACAGCCGGGAAGCGATCATTCATTTGCTTCATGCCCACTCTGGGGTTGTGTTTTTATCCCTTGAAAATATTCCCGCGTCTCTTGCTCTGAAACTCCTGGGTCCGTGTTTAGCCAGTCAACAGGTAGCGGCCAGCGACGGGTTTCTGAAATCTGAAGAGTCAATGAATCAATGGATTGACGGAAATCGTGAACTGATTGCTGAATCTCACGAAGTAGGCGAAGGTCTTCCTGAGTTGAGTTGGAATGATCTTCCGAACGAATTATTTCCGGGCTTGAAAGGTAAGTAATCTTTACCTGGATGGTTTCCAGCGGCTTTTTCAGTTCATCCGCCAGCAGGCGCAGACTGCTTACGATCTCAAACATGCCATCGGTTTTTACACCGGCTGAATCTGCAACACGGTTCAGCCAGAGTCTTAACTCCTCTGGAGATAAATCACCTGCACTGATGTAAGGTTGCTTCTTCATCGTTTCCTGCGCTGACTTGACACCCACGGCTTACCCCTTATCTCTGTGGTTTCTGTTACACCCCTGAAGCGCTATCGTTCTGATTAGCACCCTCGCCATAGAGCAACCAATGAGGATCGCAATGCAGGGCTGAAGACAATTCGATGATGTAACGGGGCCTCTTTGTAAAACCCGCCTCGATCGCTTGTAATGACTGCTGGGTCATTCCGACCAATTCAGCCAATTGCGCCTGTGAGAGATTCATCTCTTCACGTTTATTCTTTAATCTTTGAGAAATTGATTCCATAACACCTCCACAGTTTTATCTGTATTTTTGAACAGATACTACTGTTTGTCAATCACAGTTTAAACTGTGACCATGAGGCCATGGGAATGGAGGAGCTATGAGCCTTGCAGAACGCGTAAAGCAAAAAAGAATCGAACTTGGTCTTACTCAAGAGCAAGCAGCTGAAAAGGCAGGAATAAGGCAACAATCATGGGCCAGCATTGAGGATGGTAAAACTAAAAAGCCTCGCAACATTGTAGGAATAAGCAAAGCACTTAAGTGTGACCCAACATGGTTGATGAACGGTGGGCCTTTCATGGCTCTTGCCGATGTGAATTCAAGGAAAGTGCCTTTGATCAGTTACGTCCAAGCTGGGGCATTAGCAGAAAAAAACCCTATTGATGCATTTGATGGTAGCTTCGAATACATCATGACAGACATTGATATTTCTGAGTTTACTTTTGCACTAAGGATAGAAGGTGATTCAATGGAGCCTGACTTTAAAGAAGGCGATATTATCATTGTTGATCCAGAGTTAGAGCCAGTTCCGGGCGAGTTTGTTGTTGCTAAAAATGGTGATAATGAAGCTACTTTTAAAAAATACCGTCCTACATTTACTGATATTTCAGGCCGCCAGCAATATGAACTGGTCCCCCTCAATGACGACTACCCCACCATTAATAGCTCTGAACGCCCGTTGAAAATTATCGGCGTAATGGTCGAACATAGAATTTACAGGCGAAAAAGGTAAATCCTTCCTCACATGAACCGGCCAGCGCCGGTTTTTTTACGTCTTTAGTTTCATAAAAAACAATAAATTACAGTTTTTATAGTAAACACCACCACTAAATACAGTTTTGACTGTTGACGAATTAACAGTTTTATCTGTATTATTAATCCATCGACAGCGAACAGGCAGGACGCCCACGAAGTAGCCGACCGGGGCATACGAAGACCGGGATGATTCGCAGATATGAAAAAAGCGCCCCGTAGGACGCTTAGCTCTTTAACAATCTGGATGACTATTGGTCAGATTTAAACTTGGGTTCTGGTAACAGTGGAGGTGTTGAATCCTCAAATCGCAACCAGTGCTCCCAGATATCATGCACTTGTAATTCATACAGACCAATTTTGCGTGTTGTAACTTCCGAACCAACGATCGTGCCGCCGGCATAATCAACTTTCACTGACGCCGAAGCTCTCTCGATTAAATCAGTCCATGCTTTATTTTCAGCCTCAAAAGCAGTGGTCAGTTCCTGTAGATGCTGAGGGTCATCTTTATTGTCTTGTTTTAAACGATTTTGGGCTGTTACCAGGTACTTGTCCTTAACCCATTCAACCTGAGTCAATTGAGCCCCTAAGCATGCATCCATATCGATAGTTGTCTGTTGAGGCATACCAAAGCAGGCAATTGAAAAGGTTTCAACGCCATCACTTAGACTGCTGCTTGGTTGGTCTGAAGCATCAGAAGCGTTTGACGCCATCGGAAGTATCAATGCCAAAGATAAAAGCATATTCCTTAAAGAAAGTAGTTCCACTTTATTTCAACCAATTAGACCAGAGTCATCCAGATTACCCGAATCCTTGTTGTTGTGGAATAACCAGGATCCACCTCGCCTGATGTGGGTAAAAGCAGGCACGCAACATGAAAGCGCATTCCATCTTCCATCGGTCGTGGGGACTGGTTTGTTACTGAAGGAGTGCGCTTCCAGTTGTGAACGGCAATATTCGCAACCGCTGTATGGCACATGCAGCGTTAGCCGCCAGAGAGTTACCTTTATCCATGCGCTCTCAGGAATTCCGGAAGAATGTGCAAGCTAAGTGTTTCAGGCACGACGTGCGCCCCACCAGCGCGGCGAAAAGGTGTGACGCCCGGGAAGAGTCCGGGACACAACAGATGAGAGCATTGGCGGTGAACGGGCAAACACACAAGCCGTAAGCCGATCCGAACGAATAGCTAATCGTATCAGTGCCCTCCTCGTTGTGACGTGTACAAGCGTACTGCAGCGCCGGTCGACGCAAAGACCCGGAAATCGACTGAGCAACATTAACTGGTTGCCAATACCAAAACAGAGCGACGGGAAGTAAGCAGATTAGCGACCTGGTGTCACAACCCCATCACGTAGCCAGCGTGGTAACCCGTAGTACCTGTAACGAAAGCTGTGTGAAGTTTTGGCGGTGCCAGTTTCCCTTTGTTTCTGGTACCGCCCTTTTTACACAAGACACAAGAGCATCACCGGGCGACGGGCTCATAACCCAATCCACCCGGGCGGCCGTCAACCGCAGATGCTCTTCTGTGTTGTGTATGGAGAAACCGTCGGCGGTGGCAGCCGCCCTAACAAAGAGGTAGTGCTATGAGCAATGATCGCATGACCAATGTTCCAGATTTCCTGGGCGAACTGGATGCTGGCGTGTTCATCAACAAGATTGCCGGGGCGCTCAATACCGCCGCACTGGGCGTTTTGAACAATGGCAGCAAAGGCAAAGTAGTACTGACTTTCGACATCGATCGCATGGGCAATTCGATCGAAGAAAAGCGAGTCATGATCAAACACAAACTGCAGTACATCACCCCCACCCCGCGCGGGAAAGTTTCTGAAGAAGACACGACAGAAACGCCGATGTTTGTTAACCGCGGCGGCAAGCTGACCATTCTGCAGGAAGACCAGGGCAACCTGTTTACTCTGGGCGGGGATCCGGATGCAAAGCTGCGGACGGCGCCATAGACCGTGACTGATGCGTTTTTAGTTTAACTACATTTTTCTTTAAGGAAATTTTATGTCCCAGCAATTAGACAGCAGCGCAATTAAACAAATTAAAGACCTGGTGCTTTCTGGCTACCACCTGAACGACATTCACAGTCTGGCCTGCCCGACAACCATTCTGCCGGAAGGTACTGCCGTCGCGAGCCTTGAGCGTTTCGCACTGGAGCGTTACCGCTTCCGCGGTGCCATGGATACAACCAGCATTGACGATTTCGTTCGCTATTCCGTTGGTTATGCCCAGGAAGACGAAAAAGCCCGTTGCTTCATCGATGCCGACAACATGCTGGCGCGCTCTATCTTCAACATCGGTACTCTGGATAATCCTGGCCACGCTGATAACGTCGCTTCGATCAAGCTGAAGAAAACAGCCCCATTCCGCGCACTGCTGTCGATCAACGGTGACCACCTCAACCAGAAGCAAATCGCCGAATGGCTGGAAGACTGGAGTGATTACCTGACTGCATTCGATGCCGACGGTAACACGATGAAAATCGCCCAGGCCGCTCAGGCAGTTCGCCGCGTCACCATCCAGCAAACTAATGCCTCCGATCATGAAGATGGTGATTTCAGTGGCAAAAAGTCGCTGATGCAGAGTATCGAAGCCAGTAGTAAAGACGTGATGCCGGTGGCGTTCGAGTTCAAATGTGTGCCGTATGAAGGACTCGGAGAACGTGCATTCAGCCTGCGCAACAGCCTGCTGAAAAGTAATGATCCGGTATTCGTCCTGCGTATCGTCCAGTTGGAAGCCCAGGAAGAAGCGATCGCCAATGAGTTCCGCGACCTGCTGACTGGTAAGTTCGATGGCAAACCAGTCGAGACCTTCATCGGTACTTTCAAAGCCTAAGCCTGATTGCTCAGCCTTAAATCTCCGCTGCTGCGGGGATTTATTGAAGCGTAATCCTTTTATTTATCGCCTTCTGGCGAGGGATTTCTACACCCAAATAACAGCGCTGTGCAGGCGTAACGTATGGAGAAAATAATGAGCTTTATTCAAACCCTTTCAGGCAAACACTTTAATTATCTCGATATCCAGCAAGACGCGATCGAGATAGAGGATATTGCCACCGCCCTCTCGCATATCTGCCGATTTGCCGGCCACCTGCCAGAGTTCTACTGCGTTGGACAGCACAGCGTTTTATCCAGCCTGCTCGTACCGCAGGAGTTCGCACTTGAGGCACTTCTCCACGATGCTGCCGAGGCTTACCTGCAGGATATCCCGGCTCCGCTTAAACACCTCTTACCTGACTATCGCGCAATGGAGACTCGGGTTGATGCAGCAATACGTCAGAAATTTGGTCTCCCGACTGAGCAACACCCGACCGTCAAATATGCCGACCTGGTGATGTTGGCCAGCGAACGTCGTGACTTTGAGATCGACGACGGCACTGTCTGGCCCATGCTCGAAGGCATTATTCCGACGGATCAATTCGTTATTAATCCGGTTCGCCCAGGCCAGGCCTACGGGATGTTCATGAACCGCTTCCACCAGTTGATGGAGCGTCGCTAATGGCACATATGAAAGTTAAAGAGCTGGTCGCTGCAGCTTACGCTGCGGCACCCGATCTACCACAGGAAAAAGCAGAGTTAATGCGCAATATCGCTTCCCGGCTGGATGTTACGTTCATCGCCCTTACCGAAGCAATGGGCCAAAACACTGCGCAGGCTGCAGTGTTGGCAGGCCTTAATGGGGTGAAAAACCATGGCTAAAAACTCGATCGAGGTGTACGGCGCCAGCGGCAAGACGAACGTTTTAACGTTTGAACCTGAACACCTGCATCTGATTACCGACAAAACTCACCCGCTCTACGATGAGCGGGTCCATCTGCCGATCGACGAAGGGATGGTGCTGAACATTGCGGAGCTCGGTGTACTGGAGCCGATCATCGTCTGGAAAGACCCCGAAACGGGGCTCACCTGCGTAGTTGTTGGCCGTCAGCGCGTTAAACATACCCTGGAGGCAAATAAACTCCGTCTGAAAGAAGGCAAAGACCCACTGCTTGTACCTGGAGTCGTTAAGCGCGGTTCGGCAAATCAGATGGCTAAATACATGGTCAGTGAAAACGAAATTCGCCGACCTGATACACCGCTTGGCCGGGCTAAAAAAATGTCAGACGCGCTCGACCGCGGGCTCGATGAGGACGACGTTGCGGTGTTGTTTGGCTGCAGCGTTCAGACCGTTCGTGCAACGCTTTCCCTTCTCGATGCGACCCAGGCCGTCAGGGAAGCGGTGGAGGCTGGCACAGTTACCGTTACCCAGGCGCGTCAGCTGGCATCGCTTAATCCCGAAGAACAGCGGGAGAAAGTCGCTGAAATCGAAGCGGCAACTTCTGGCACAACCGGCCATGAAAAAGCCAGGCGTCAGCGCGCTGTGCTTGGCGAAACTAAGCCACGTCTCAAAACACGCAAAGAAATCACAAAAGCCCTCGAAGGTGCCAGCGGTGAATACGCGGCGGCTCTGCGCTGGGTGCTTGGGGAAGCGCAATGAATTTTGAACCTGAGAATTACAGCAAATACACCCTGCGTCGGCTCGCCGCCCTGTTAGATGTGATCTGCTGGGTGCTGATTGCCGTAGTAACCGTTGGTATCTGCATGTTTATTGAATGGTGGACAGCATGAACATAAAAGAGATCGGGAACGTGTTTCACTGTGATTGCGGATTTTCCTGGCATCGCGGTAAAAACGGTAACCATAACTGCGCTGATGGTTTGCGTGAAAAGGTACGGCAACTGGCGGCGGAGAATATGGCGCTGAAGAACGCCATTACAGACCATAGTCATTCGGTTCACTTCTGCGAGGTTTGCGGAAAGGATGATCCGTGCAGCACTGACGATGTTTGTTATGCGCTGAAAGATATCCCCGCCACCGATCGCATCGTAGCCGGGATTAAGGCTGATGGGGTGGAGGAGTTCGCGGCATACCAGCGCGCCATTACAGAGGAATGGGCCTGCAAAGAAGGTCACTCATCCTTGCTGAAGGTAGCCGAAAGAGCTGAGCTTTTTGCCAAGCAGCTGCGCGAGGGGGCCGACAAATGAGCATCGCCACTTACCTCAATACCGGTTTAGCCATTCTTGGATGGGCATACATCATGGTTAAAACAGGCCAGTGGATTACCAAAAATGCGCTGAGGCAGTGGGACAAGCGTCGTAAGGAATCTCGCCGCCAGAAAGCTGTGAATGAGTTTTATGACGCCTTTGAGCTTAACAGTCTGGAGCCTGGCTCTACCGTTCGCCTGGCCACTAAAGGCGACCTGACAATCATGATATTCCGCAGCGAGGGAAAAGCCAATGACTGATATCACCGAACTGGCGCAGCGGAACGAATTGCTGATTGCAAACGGGCAGCAGACAGCCGACCTGCTACGCCATCTGGCAGATAACGAAATTGATTCTGACTATTTTGCCGTTGTGTCGGAGTGCGAAAGCTACGGGAAAGAAACTGACGCTGAGCTATCAATCACTGAGTTTGCCCTTCGTGCCGCTGGCTACGTTGATGCGCTGGTAGAGGCGCTGGAGAAGGCGCAGGCAGCCGAGCGCCGTTGGCATCGGGTGGCGTCCCGGATACATGAGCAGGCTTGCGAAAGCGACGTGAAAATTGATGAGCTTGAGGCCATCCGCGCAGCAGCCGAGAAACTGGTCCGCTGCAAAGGTCGCTATCACAGCGAGCAGAACTATCGCGCACTGGCGGCGCTGTTTGGCGTGAACACTCCAGATCTGCCACCGCTGGATGACGAGTCCCACGCCGTCACTGTAGAAAACCTGCAGGAGAGCGCCTACAGAGCTGGCTTAACTGCTGGCTGGAATCTTGGGCTGGCTAATAACAACGAAGGGTTCAATAAATGCCTGGCGGCTCATACTGCTGGCTTCAAGGTGAAGGCTGAGTGATGAAAATGGGTGAACACATGGAGCCGGTTGTCGAGCTCCTGGAAGAACTGAACGGCAACAACACCGACGCCAAATTGAAACTACTCGCCCTTGTTATCTCGGAATACATGCTTAATGCGGATGTTACTGGCTTTGAGGTCACCGCAGGGAAGTTGAAAGTTTCCGTAGATATAAGCGTGGAGGAATAGCCCAATGACCAAATCAACCATAACCAGAGAACGCCTGGCAAAAATTAAATCATGGCGTGAAACCTACGGCGCCGGAAGTAACGTAATGCTGCCAGCTGAAGAAGCGGAAGAGCTGGCCCGCATGGCGCTGGCCGCAATGGACAGCGAGCCGGTGGCGTACATCTTCAAGCATCCAGCAGGACGGTTGTTCTGGTCTCTGACGGATAAAAGTAACAAGGGTCATGATGATGTTATGCCGGTCTATGCCAGCCCGCAGCCAGCGCCGATAGTAGAACGTGAGCCCATCGCCTGGCTCAATGACGCATACTTAGCTCGCGGCGTTGTTGATGGTGAGGCTGGTAGCGAAGATGCAGGCCCCGGATATATTCCAGTGTATCGCCACGCTCAGCCAGCGCCGGTAGTGCCGGATGAAATAAAGCACCGCATCGGTGGATTGGATTGGGGATGGGAAGGCGAGTTTAATCGCGGCTGGAACGCCTGCCGCGCCGCCATGCTGCAGGCTGAACCTGTTTGCACCTGCCCCAGCGGAGATGGTTCTCTGCGCTGGCCTTGTCCGGTGCATCCTGGCAGCTCTCCGGTAATTCCGGATGGTTACGTGATGGTGCCTATGAGGTTAACTGCTGAGAACGGCGCGAAAGGCGCGCTATCAGGTGAGTTTTCAGAAACCAAGTTCGTAAACTGTCCAGAATGTTTTGGTGATGATGAATGCGAAACCTGCGACGGCAGTGGGAGAATTGAAATCACAGTACCTGTCACCTGGACAACTATCAAAGAAATCTGGGCTAAAGGCATTGAGCATTTCGCAGCCGCCCCGCAGTCACCCGGCGGTGACCATGCTACCGTGCCGGGTAAATGGATTCCGGTAAGCGAGCGCCTGCCAGAAGATAGTGGCCGTTACTGGTGCTATGTGGAAGAGCAAAATGACCTGGGGAAATCACACTATCAATGGAACTGTTCATGGAATGGCGATCGGTGGTGGGTTGAAAGCGAGGGCGGCGGGATTGTCACCCACTGGATGCCGCTGCCGGCAGCCCCTCAGGAGGTGAATCGTGAATAAGGTCGAACTGCTTGAGAAGATATCGGCGCTCGCTACTGAATGCCACACACTGGCTTGTGAGCTTGATATTGGTGATGAGCGAACCGAAATGTTCGAAATCTACAGCGTGCTACACAACCTCGGTCGCCGCGGGTACGCCTGCCAGGTAGGGCGGAGAATGAATCCATTGCTCGCATCCTGCGATGACGACGATGATGAGGATGATGACTGATGCCAAGTAAATTAAAGCGCCGGCGATGGAGGCGTATGCGGGATGATTTAGCCTGGTATAAGGATGAAGCAAAGGACCTTCATTGCCGTCTTATGGAATTAGCCGATGAAGTTGCAAACCTTCGCAAACAGATTCTCCCAGAATCTAAAACGGTGATTGCCAAACTGAAGATGTACGAAACAGATAGGGATGATCGAGACCACCAGCTATGCAGAAGATGTAATGACGGGATCCGTGGTGGTTGCTCGTCATGTGCTTATAACGTTCGATAACCGGGTGCAGCCGGTATATGGAGAAGAAATGTCACGTATGGTCTCTTTACTCGAATGGGCGAAAGATGAATTCGGCAGTGAAGCCCCTAGCGAGCGAGTATTAAAAAAATACGCTAAAGGTCAGATGATAGCGCCACCACCGATGAGAGTCGGACGGCGCTGGATGGTTGACAAAGAAGCTCGTTTTATAGGTGTAGTTGCTGAACCTCAACTTCCAATAAATGTTAACCCAAAACTGAGACGGATAATTAGCGATGGCAGCTAGACCGCGTACCCATAAAATCACTATTCCAAACTTGTATTGCAAACTTGATAAACGTACCGGAAAGGTTTACTGGCAATACAAACACCCAATATCTGGTCGTTTTCACAGCCTCGGCACGGACGAAGCTGAAGCAAAGCAGGTGGCAAGTGAAGCAAATACTATTATTGCAGAGCAGCGCACCAGGCAGATCCTTGGTATTAACGAGCGCCTAGCTCGCATGAAAGGAAACCGCACGGATATTACAGTTTCTTCATGGCTCGACAAATATGAATTGGTGCAGGAGGAAAGATTGAAACACAACGAGCTGCGCCCAAACTCTTTTCGACAGAAAGCTAAACCAATCCGTCTTTTTCGGGAACATTGTGGAATGCAATATCTAAAAGATATAACAGCACTTGATATTTCCGAAATAACAGATGCTGTTAAGGCAGAGGGTCATAACAGGATGGCTCAAGTTGTACGCATGGTACTAATAGATGTTTTTAAGGAGGCTCAACATGCTGGTCACGTTCCGCCAGGATACAACCCTGCCCAAGCAACGAAACAGCCACGAAACAAGATAAGCAGACAAAGGCTATCTCTGGATGAATGGAAGGCTATTTATACATCCGCTGAACAACAACAACCTTATTTACAATGTGGAATGTTGCTTGCCATTGTAACAGGGCAACGCCTCGGAGATATTTGCAATATGAAGTTTTCGGATGTATGGGATGATATGCTGCATATTGAGCAGGAGAAAACAGGAACCCGATTAGCCATTCCCCTTTCTCTCAGAAATGAAGCGTTAAATATTACTCTGAGTGATGTTATTTCAAAATGTAGAGATGCTGTGGTGAGTAAATATCTTGTTCATTTTCGCCATAGCACCTCACAGGCTAGTCGTGGTGACCAAGTGTCAGCCAAGACACTTACTTCAACGTTCAAGAAAGCACGGGATAAAAGTGGTCTAAGGAAGTTGCGATTAAGTGGTCCGCAGCTCCCGATATGACGCCCCAAACCGTCCTTTATCGACGTCCTGTGGCTCAATTTTCCAATTTTCAGCCC